GACACCCCACTTTTCACGACCAACGACCTTGAGTCCCGTGATAGCACTCGTGGCAGCTGAATCACCCTCTGTGAGAATCAGTGTACACTCGGATGAGTTCGCAGTGCCAGCCCAGAGCGCATCTTCCAACTTCGGTAGACCGCGAATTGTCTTCTTCTTGGAGCCGTCTGTCTTCTTCGCATCCTTAACCGCCTTCGACTCAAGAATGGACTGCGCCTCCTCTAGGAGACCAATCTTCATCAGCGATTCAACGAGCTTGCCGCCCGTCTTAAACTGCGATCCAAACTTGTTCGCCGGCGTAGTCAGTGTATCCTTCGTCTGAGAGTCAAACGAAGGATTTACAATTGTAGAATTAATGAAGAAGAGCACACAGTCCTTGATCTGACCAGGCTTTACATCAACCTTCTTCTTTTTGGCTAGCTCGCAGAAGTCACCGAGAACATGACGTACGACAGTCTCTACGTGCTTTCCACCCTTACGAGTGCGAATGCCGTTGGCGAAACTGACGTGCTTCTCATTCGGGCTCTCCTCATCCTCATAGATGCTGCGTGCCAAGACTGCCGCAACCTCCCAGCGGTCAGAGCAGCGCTCATAGGCGACAGTTGCGCTATCCTTGGTGAACAAGTGAACATACTTTTCGAAGGTGTTCGTTGGAATGACCTCTCCGTTCCATGAAATCTTGACTTCCTTCGTAGCGAGCGCCGCCAGTTCGATTGCGCGTGTCTTGAGAACCTTCGTCATATCATCAAGCTGGAGCCCAATAAAACGCGTAAGATCAGGCTGAAACGTGATTCGTACAAAACCGCGTCCAGCCTTATCCTTGTGGATAGAAGGCTTTCCGCAGGTTGACATATGATCTGTCCATGTCTGCATATACCGAAGACCCTGCGCAACATCGCGTGTCTCTACAATAAACTTATTACTGAAGATATTCGCAAGCTTTGCGCCATAGCCGTTCTTTCCACCCACAATCTTCTCCTCTTCCTTGTTGTAATTGCCGCTTGTGAGCAAGTGACCAAAGATGAGTTCAGGCGCATAAACCTTGTACTCGGAATGCTCCTTGACAGGAATGCCCTCTCCGTCATTTTCTACAGAGATCTCAAACACACCCTCTGCAGTTGTACCGACCTTGATACTGATTGCCTTGACGGGCTGTCGTCCAGTATCCATCTGCGAACGCACAAGAGCATCCCGGGCATTTACAAGAATCTCATCAAAGAGCTTGTAGAATCCAGGATTAAATGCCGATTTGCGATACGCCATCTTCTTCTTTTCCTCATCGTAAATCCAACAGTACTCCTCGTGAGTTTCTACAGAACCAATGTAGGTATCTGGAAGCTCGAGGATGTGGTCACGGTGAGTCAAACGCTTGTATTGTTCGGCACTGGTCATTTGGTTTATTTTATATGACCCCCACCCCGTCCTCAATTTTTAAACTCATTACAAGGTAGTAGAATGCAAAAGATAGGCGGTGGAGGGCAACCTTTGTCCTATACAAATCCAAATGCGTATGAACCATCATTTAGAGAAGGAGGTGATCTTCTTGGATCGTCTGCAGTGCGTCCTGGAATTCCTATAAAGGGTGGTTTTGTACCGAGTGTAATGGGAAATTTTGTACAGAATGCTCCTTTGCTTGTTCCTTTAGTTACAACGGCAGCGTATAGGATGATGTCGAACAAGACAAAAAAAATGCGCGGTGGCGTAAAAGACTGGGAGACACTGAGATATGAAGCGAAACGTGATTTAAGTACGATTGGAAAAGCGTCGGCAGTTAATATAAATCGGCTCGCTGGCATCAGAAAACGCGGTGAAAGTAATGCAGCGTTTATAGAAGATTTTACTGCGAGAAAAGGCGAGACATATGTTGAACAAGCACCAGTCAACAATATACTTACAACTTTACCAAAAGCAAAAAAAGTTATAAAAATAGCAACAGCAACAGTCAAGGTAAAGGCATTACCAGGAACAGCGACATCGAAATGGCAGCAAAATAAACAGAGAGCCAAGAATTATTTATCTCGTTTAGGAAAACCTAGTGGACCGAATATTGCTGCGTATGCCAGCATGTTGCGAAAAGGAGAAAATACATCTGAATTTTTGAATGAATTTCAAACGAGGCTACTAAAAGTAAAAGCAAAGGCTGAACCCAAACCTAAGGCGCCAGTTGCCTTACGTCCTGCTTCTGCGCGTGCTTCAATAAAAGCTCCCATAGCAGCACCCTCTAGAGCTATTGCCGCATCTCTAGCTATGATAAAATCTAAAATCGCAAAACAAAAAGAACCAGAACCCTCCTTATTACCACTACCTCAAAATCCGAACGCAACAACACAAAAAAAGAAGAGAGTTCTAGGTCCTAAGGGACTCACCTTGAAAGAAAATCGCCAGAGAGCCAAAGAGTTTTTATTACAACACGGAAAACCTAGTGGAAAAAATATCATAAAATTTACCAGTATTCGGAGAAAAGCTAACGCGCAAGCCGAGGATGAATTCCTAACAACATTTAAATCACGGTATCTAGAAACACCTGCTGTTCAAGAAGCTAATAATGAGGTTGTAGAAGTTGTTGAAGAAGAAGTGCCTGCGCAAGCACAAGCACAAGCACCAGCTAAAAAGTCAAGAGTGACAAGCAGCGCTTCTATCAATCAATGGAAATTAAATAAACAAAGAGCAAAAGAACTTTTAGATCGTATCGGTTCAGCGACAGCAGCAGAAGTTAGTAAACTTGCATCCATGATGCGTAAAGGTTCAGATACATCCGAATTTCTTACAACGATTCAAAGTCGCGTAAATCAAACACGTAAGCGCTTAACTATGTTAAAACAGAAGAAAGATCTTTCTGCAGTTCAAGAGGTAAATAATGAAAATAACGTAGAAGAATACACTTTACCTAATAATAATTCAGCAAAACCGCTCTTAAATAATTCATCTAGAAATGTAGAACCGATTGAATCTGAACAGCCGTCAACCTATAGACCACCCCCTTTTGTAGCGACAAATACACGCAAAAATGGAAAAGTACCTGTAGAAAATTTTAGAAAACACCTCCAACTCTTGAAACAGAAGTTACAGCGTGAAAAGGTCTAAAAAGGCTTCAACATCTAAAGCAGAGTACCTATTATTTCCATGGCGTCTACGGTAGGCAAGACAAACGCGAACGGAAATTTATTTGAAATCAAAACGGTTCAGTCCGGTGCTTTTCGCACGCTCATTGAGGCTCTAAAGGAGATTCTTACAGAAGCCAATTTGGAGTTCGATCCTCAGGGAATTAAGGTCATGGCGGTTGACGAAACGCACACGGTCTTAGTCTACCTCAGACTACATTCCGATCGCTTCGAGAACTACTTCTGCCCTGTAAAACATGTTCTCGGCGTGAACATGATATATTTGTTCAAGCTCATCAAGACCATGGGTAATAATGACAGTCTAACTTTGTATCTACCTGCGTCCAATCCTAACAAGCTTGGAATTCGTATGGAGAACTCAGAGAAGTCCACAGTCACAAACTATTATCTGAAGTTGTTCGACACGGATGTAGAGGATATCCAGATCCCCTCGCTGAATTTTACCAGTATCATCCACATGCCCTCCATGGACTTGCAGAAGATCTGCCGCGACATGAATGCCTTAGGTGAGAAGTTGGATGTAGAGGTTACGTCCTCTGGATCCGATTTGATTTTCAAGTGTGTGGGTGATTTTGCTGAACAGGAGACAATCATAAGTGAGAATAACAGCACAATGAAGGTTCAGAAGACGTCAAATACCACAGAGATTGTACAGGGTATTTTCCAGTTGAAGCATCTTGTTCTCTTTACAAAGTGCACGAGCCTTTGTCCGTCGATTGAACTGTACCTAAAAAATGATTACCCTCTGATTTTACGGTATACGGTTGCGAATTTAGGCGAAGTCAAGCTTGTGCTCGCCCCGATTAAGAATAAGCAATAAATTTACATCTTTTTTTCATTGTGAGGAACGTACATAATTTCTGCATGCGTTAGTTTCGCATCCAGCAATTTAATCCCTTGCGGAACCGAGAACTTAGTACAATCCTGATTCCAGATCTTGATGACATAGAATCCTACACCAGACTGTGCACCCTTATCAACGAGCTTAGGTGAAATGCTGACGCCTAGTATGGTGTCTTCAGGATTCTCTGAAATATTACCTAGCATTGCACCAACGCTGTACTTCATGAAAATATCTAGACCAGTCTCGGTTGATCCGCGTAGACTGTAGCTACCGCCACGGATATTTTGGTGATTCTCCCAGAGGGGCGGAATGCCGGCGCGCATCCAGAAGAACATACCACCCTTCAACTTCGCGTCGCCGAGTTCATTTGTCACTGCAAACATATCATCCCATGTAGACACCGTTGTAATTAAACTGTAGGTGTCCAAACTCCACTTCTTCTCTCTTGGTGAATGAAAGTAGAGACTCCATTCGCCAGTAGGTATTGCTGAATTAATGTCCATTGTCATGTATGATTTTACAATACAAATGCTTTATGTTCAATTTTTAGACCAGTAAAATATTTTCCTCTTCACCTTCATCGGTAATTGTGTGAAGAGAAAGAGAAAGACTGACATCAAGTACAACACCTGATGACAAAAACCACGCTGATAAGATATGCTTTGCACTCGGTCTTAGAGTAGTAACACTATCAGCTGGCGCCCGCCACTTCAACTGTGACACAAAGTCGGAAATATCGTACAAGCGAAGATTTCCGTGGTAAATTTCAGCCGACAAATAGGGAAAATATACGTACTCGTCATCTAGAGATGAATCTACGTGCTTAAATTGCTTACGTTCAGGATTGTAAATCCATTCCAGAGTAGCACTCGCTGCCGAATCAGTCTTCAGTTTGTAGAGACTGTATGCCGCGTTTGATCCTTGATGAAACGCATATTCTTCATCGGTAACTCCTCTGTAAACTCCGTAGACAATACGAACTGAATATTCTTTTACAGTATACAAGAAAACAGTTAATCTATGAAAAAGAGTTAAAAGTGTCAATAACCAGTAATTATAATCGATTGTGCGAACCCTTGTATAAATCGTCGTAATTGTGGAATCAAGTCTATAATCTATGCCGTAATTTGTAGGAGGAATAACAAAAAGAGCATTGTTCTCAACGAAGGCGCCGGATAAATCTTCCATTCTACTCAGTTTTGGAGCGTGGGCTTTATACAGGGTCCGGGGTCAGGTTTTTTATGGCATGGTTTCTTACATTTACAAGGGCTATAAGAACAGCATGTACAAGGACAAGGTTCCAGATCAACATTTGTTGCTTTTTTCTGAACAGTCGGCTTGTCTATTATATTTAGAAGCAAACCGAGAAGTACAAATACAAGGGGGATAGTTAGAAGAATCCATGCAAGTAGCGGTCCTCTGCTTTGGCAAATATAGATCAATAAAAGCACTACAAAAATACCAAATAATATATGACCAGGAAGAGACGTCCATTTATGTTGTATTAAATCAAGAATAACAAGGGCTGTAAACATAGCTCCTCCTGTATATGCAGGCAAACAGTCCATCTTTTATCTATTAAGCCATGGGATGAATTCTCTGGGTCTGTTCGTTCCACATTCCAATTGGACTCTCATCTAGATTTCCTTCGGAATCCATTTGGTAAACCTGATTTTCGCCGTCCTTGTAATAGGTCTTCTTCTTATAGATAAACTCTTCAAGTTCCACTTCCTGTTCCTCCTCCTTCTCCTCCTCCTCGACCTCCTCCTC